TATTTAAAAACGTCAGCCGTTTTGGCAGCTTACATTGATCAGAGTATCAGCACAAATACTTTTTATAATCCTGCATTTTTTCCAGAAGGTAAAGTTAGTGCTACGCTGATAGCGAAAAACTTAATGTTAGGTTATAAATGGGGACTAAAAACCATTTACTATAGTTTGATAAACAAAGTGGGATCAAAGGCTGCACTAAAAGAAGATAACGTAATTGAGTTTACAAAACTAGAACCTTTAGAAGATGAAGAAGCTTGTGAGGCATGTGTATTATGAGTAAAGAACAATATAATTTAACAAAACAAACAAATTATTTAAAACGTACAATGTTTTTGGATCCTGCAGGGCCTGTAACAGTACAAAGATTTGAGGAGGTAAAATATCCCAAAATTGCCAAATACGAAGAAACAGCACGTGGATTTTTTTGGGTGCCTGAAGAAATAACTTTGACTAAAGATAAGATTGATCATAAAGAAGCTAGTGAGGCAGTAAAACATATTTTTACTAGTAATCTATTGCGTCAAACTGCACTTGATAGTATACAAGGTCGTGCGCCCTCACAAGTATTCAGTCCAGTGATTAGTATTCCAGAACTAGAAGCACTAGTTAACAACTGGAGTTTCTTTGAAACTAATATACATAGCAAATCATATAGTCATATCATTCGTAATGTGTATGGTGTACCTAAAGAAGAATTTAACAAGATACATGACACAAAAGAAATTATTGAAATGGCAGCAAATGTTGGTCGTTACTACGAGGAGTTACATCAACTGAACTGTTTTAAGGAAACATCTCAAAAAGCAGTTAGTGAAGAAAGTCATATTAAAGCTATATGGATGGCACTAAATGCAAGTTACGCACTAGAAGCATTGCGTTTTATGGTTAGTTTTGCTACTAGTCTTGCAATGGTGGAGAATAGAATATACATTGGTAATGGTAATATTATAAGTCTTATACTACAAGATGAATTACTGCACACTGAATGGACTGCATATTTAATTAATCAAGTGGTGAAAGAAGATGAAAGGTTTGCAAAAGCAAAAATCGAATGTGAACAGGAAGTTTACAATATGTACTTAGAGGTAATCAAAGAAGAAAAAGATTGGGCTGACTATCTTTTTAGTAAGGGTGTTGTAATAGGACTAAATGCAGATATACTTAAAGATTTTGTAGACTGGACTGCTTTTAACAGGCTTAAGGATATTGGTATTAAGTATTTAGAAAATCATCCAAAAACAAGTCCTATTCCATGGTTCAATAAACATGTGAATATCAATAAAAAGCAAACTGCTTTACAAGAAAACGAAAGTACAAACTACGTAATTGGTGTTATGAGTGACACTGTAGATTACGATGCGTTACCAGTTTTATAAGAGGAAAAAATGAAAGCAATAGTTTGGAGTAAGGACATGTGTCCTTTTTGTGATAAAGCCAAGGCTTTATTAAAGTTAAAGGGTATTGAGTTTGAAGAAAGAAATATAACTAAAGACTGGTCTAAAGAACAATTATTAGAAGCAGTGCCAAATGCACGTGCAGTGCCGCAGATATTCATTGACGAAGAATTAATTGGTGGATATACAGAATTACATAGAAAATTAATGGGATAAACATGGATCTTAACATAAATGAAGTATATTCGTTCAAATTAAATAGTGGAGAAGAATTAGTCGCTAAAGTCATAAAAATTACTGATAAAACCGTTGAAATCAGTGAGCCTGTGAGCATTGCTCCTAGTCAAAAGGGTATAGGAATGGTTCCTAGCCTATTTACTACAGATATGAACGGTATTTTTAGACTAAATATTAATAGTGTCGCAATTGTTGCTGATACGAATGAACAAGTAAAGGTAAAGTATATTGAAGCTACTACCGGTATACAAGTACCTGAAAAGCAAATTATATTAGGATAAGGATGCCAAAATTAAGTAGAAAAGGTGATACAGATCAACCCGGCGGAGCTATAATGCGAGGTGCAGGGACTGTATTTGCGAATGGTATACCAGTAGGCTTACATGTAAGCCGAATAACACCACACGCACCATGGGGTGACCCTCACCCGCCGCATCGTGCGGCTACGACTACAAATGGTAGTCCAAGTGTTTTTGCTGAGGGATGTCCTGTGCTTAGAGTAGGTTCGGGAAATAGCTGTGGACATAGTATCGTCACAGGTAGCCCTGACATATTTTGCCCATGAGTTTACAAGGTCAACAATCTCCCTTAAGTGTAAATGTATCTTCTTGTTTAATATCTGGTGTAGGAACATATGCAGCAAACACCGGTGTTTTCACTTCCACTAATAACAATATTGGATTCGCTACTCCGTTAGGACTTCCCGCATCTGTTACTAACGGTTCAGTAATATCAAATACTGTTTTAAACACATTATATAATGCAATGTCACTAGCGGTAGCATTACCTGTTAGTGCTACAGTCTTAGCTAATTTAAATAAAATAGGATCTAGTACAATACCTGCCTTAGGAAATTCAGCACCATCTACGTATCCTATTGTCGGAGCTACAATTGCAATTGACAGTTATAGATATTTAAATGGTTTGGGTTTCATAAAGTATCTTGCAGGAAGGGCAAACGCATCGTTGAGTGGAAACATAAATCCTGCGTCACAATTAAACTCTTATAGGCAGTTTTGTCAAGATTTTATAAATTGCTACAGTTATAAAGTACAAACAAACCAAACCATCAACACATTTGTAAATAGTAAAACTTTTTTAAAAGGCATTTTTAGTAATATGAATGATTTAACAACTGCGGACATTGCAGGAGTTAATCAATCGATGTTATTTTGGGGTCAAGATTTAATAAAATCAGGCAAAGTAATAAATTTAAACACGATAGACAAATTTGGTTTGCCGAGTAATTTTTTAAAAACACTTAATGCAAACAATGCGGTAACAGAGGCTCTTACTGTTGCTTTAGTGTACAGTGGATTGACCACCACAGAAATTACAGATATTATCATCAATGGCTCAGATGTAACTGCTATTCAGGAACAAAAAATATTTGGAGCATTTTCTGTATTGGTTGGTAATGATTTAAAAGATATTTTAACAATCTTAAATTGCCAAACACAAAATTTAAACTCATTGGCTGATTTATTAAATCCAGCAAAAATATTTCCTACAAGTTACACTAGTTTAGTTGTTCCGGAGTATAGAACTAATACTACAAGCAGCAAAGTTTATTATAATATTTACGCATCAAATGGAGTTAATTCTTCACTAAACAATAAAGGATATGGAAGTTATTTAACTTCTATTTTGTCTCCTAGCTTAGCAATTGCTTGCGGAGCATTTTCATATGCAATGATGCAAATAAGAAATATTAAAAACGTGGATATTCAAAAATTTAGTCAGGTCGTAGCAAATTTAGAGACTACAACAGGACTAGATTTAGTGAACGGAACAAACTTACCAACTAATTTAACAAACGTAGATAGTGCGCTGACAGCAATTGCAAATGGATCAGGGCCAAATGGAACTATTGTTATGAATGACTTTTATCCAGCAGCTACACTTTTGACTGCCAAAATGGATAGAATCGAGGCGTTAATTAAACAATTACAAACTTCTACGTTGTCAACAATATATAGCCAAATGGTTACAAATTTGACCCCACCTAACACCGGGTCAAACATGGCTACATTAATAAATAATGCAAACACAGAAATTTCAAGTATTTTTAATAATAGTGCTAATGCTTCAGCAGTAGCAGAATTAAATAGTCTTTGGAGTTCTATTGGATCAAGTCTTTCAAAGGAAGATACATTAAGAACTGATGCAGGTTTAAGTTCTACAGTTACTGGGCCTACATACGCTCAAACTTTAACAGCATCAAACTTATCAATTTTTTCTTTTGTAGAGACAATGAACTCATTTGCTTTAGAAACAAATCAAAACGATACAGTAAGCGTTTTGGAAGCTATTGCAAATGAATTAACTTATGGAGGGCAAAGTATAATAGCGTTAATGCGTGAAATTCGTAACGCAAACAGGTTAAGTTTATGTGGTTTGGAACTTGATAATGACATTTCGGAGAAAAATATTACTCAGGATATCATAAGTCAAGGTGGCACCGGTACTGTGGGACCTCAAACTATATCAACTGCTTCAGGAGTTATTACAAAAGTTACCGGCGGTAGCAGTGATCCGGATTATCCTTTCCCAGGAAATCTTGATACACCAAATTGGATAATTCCTCCAAATGTAGATATTTTTAATACATCTACGACAGTAGTTCAAACCCCAAGTCAGGCATTACAAGAAGTTATTGATTGTAATTGCGATTGTTGGGATCTTTTAGAATAAAACTTTAACAAAAAGTTAAAACCATTATTCTTGTCTTTTAATAGAGGATAGTGTAAACTATTACTCGGAAAGGAAAATTATGAAACTAATAACTTTTTTACGCAATCCGCGTGTAGAAAACGTACTAGCAGCAATTTTGATTTTAATTTCTGCCATTTTAATTATGGCTAACAATGAGGTTATTTTTGAAGAGGAAGAGCAACAACAAGTTGCTGTGGCTAAACCTCAGCCAAAACCAGTAGACAAAAAACAATTAAAATGTTTGGCTACAAATATATTTTATGAAGCAGGCAGCGAACCAGAAAAAGGTAAACAAGCTGTTGCAAGAGTTGTAATGAACCGTGTCAATCATGGATTTGCACCTAACCCTTGTTCAGTAGTTTATCAGGTGAGCACTGTCTTAATTCCAATTGACAATGATCCTGAAATTGATGATGAGGGTCACAAAAAGGTAAAACTGTGCCAGTTTAGCTGGGTGTGTGAAAGTGATCGCCGCCCACTTAATGTAAATGATCCTAGATACAAACAAAGTGAACGCATTGCATATAATGTATTAGCATATGATTCGTATAAAGATGTTGTACCTAGTACAGTATTGTTTTTTCATAACTTATGGGTAAATCCTATGTGGCCTTATCGTAAGGTTGCACAAATTGGTAACCATATCTTTTATGAAAAACCAAAAAAGAAAGTACAAAAGCAACCGCAAGTATTAGCAAAAGCTTAATATGAAACTACAACCTTCGGACCCCGACAAACATTATAGTTTAACTTACCCGATGGAAATCGGGGCTCCGAAATTTGAACTTGTACCTGTTGAAAAACAAAAAGATATAATGATTAATGTTGCGCGGTTACATGCGCAGCAGGAATACGAACGGATAATGGAAATGGTTCGTGTGCTACAGAAACAAGCAGAACAATTAAAACGCAGATTGGACTTAACAGATATGGTTCATAGCTGCGAATACCAATTTCAAGTTTATCATAATCAAATATACTGGTTAGCATTTGACAAAAAACTAAATAAGAATGTATTATTACATACAGGACCAAAGCAATGGACTACTGGCATTCCGGATCACATTGATTACGTAACAAGAGTTAAATGGTTAGGTGATTATACTTGGGTAGAGGTGTTTGATGAAGAAGCTAGCGACAAATAAAGATCGTGAAGCAAATTTAAAAAGAAAAATAGCAAAGATCCCTGAAAATGCAGAGGCTGGAGATACATTGGCTGAATTTTATACAAATTTCTTTAACCTGAAAGAGCAACAGGAACTGGATCCAAATTGGGCTAAAAATAATCTAGAGTATGACCTCCGTGCTTGTGACTACATTGTAGAAAAGTGTAAGGACGAATACTATGCGCAAAACATCTATGCAGCATTGTGTAATAACAGTTTTCGTAAAAACGAAGTTATGCCAATATTAATGGAAGATAGCTGGAGTTGCAGTTGGAGATATGCAGGTGGTATCGTTGCTGATTTGCGCGGCGAAGGTGATTATTTGGATTGGTATTGCAGTGGCATTCAAGGCGACATCCCTGATGAAACTTACAATGAAATGACACAAGAAGGCAAACTTCTTTATAATTTACGTAAAGAAAAATTTGTCACTGAGAGTTATGTAACCGATGAAGTAAAAGAGGATTTATTTAAGTTAGGTTGGGTAGTATTAGAACAAGATGAGGAGCAAATATGAGTTATTCAAATCAAGTTATAGATCATTATGAAAATCCACGTAATGTGGGTAAATTAGATAAGGCTGACCCTAATGTGGGTACAGGTTTAGTTGGCGCGCCTGCATGTGGTGATGTGCTACAACTTCAAATTAAGGTTGAAAATGAAATTATTACCGATGCAAAATTTAAGACCTACGGCTGCGGCTCGGCGATTGCAAGCTCGTCGCTCGTTTCGGAATGGGTTAAAGGCAAAACGCTTGATGAAGCGGGGCAAATTAAGAACACGCAAATTGCGGAAGAACTTGCGCTCCCGCCTGTTAAAATTCACTGTAGTATTTTAGCAGAGGATGCAATCAAAGCAGCAATAGCTGATTACGTTAAGAAAAATTCCATTTTGGAAACTGATCAAGCTGTTGCATAAACTTAAATTTATCAAGCTTCCAAAAAGTCTGTACATGCCCACGATAATCTAGTTCGTGGGTTTTTTCTAAACACCCTTGTTCTGCTAAGGTAGGACAAAATATTTCATGCACTAGTCTTTGGCTAGCAATTTCACTAGAATGAGTAGTTATATATAAATCAGATTCAATTGGACAATAAAGTACACATGCTGGTATAAAAAACTGAGCAGTAACGTGCTGATGCTGACGAATATTATTAATAGTTCTCAATGTATGATGAGTGGGTAACAAATCCGTAAAAACACATGTCCTTACACATATTCGATATGAGTTGGGTAAAATACCTAAACTATGAGTAGCTGTACTTCCCACTGCAATGCCATTATAATATAATATCCAAAGTTTAAAATCATGTTCATTCCTAAAACTATTAACTAGTATAGACTCACTGCCGTTATTATCATATCCTCGAGACCTAGCGTTTTGGTAAAAAGTATCTAAATTTAAATCAGTGGAATAGTCTATAAGTTTGAACATCAAAATATTTAACTAAATATCACACAATGTTTAAATTTGATGAATTAAAAAACATACA